GATTCTGGCCATCGTTATATTGCTGGATTGGAAGCATCATCTATTACTATTGATTTCTTTAATGACAAAGATGCAAGCAAAACACTTCAAACATTAAACTCATCTTCAGTATTTGCTAACAACGTAATTGTTACAGCAAAGCAAAGTTCAGCAGCAACATCTGCTTCCAATCCTCTTTACACCATGACATGTCTTGTGAACAACACAACACCTATCAATGGTGCAGTTGGAGACCTTTCAACTCAATCTGTAACTTGGAACGTATCCGGTACAGTTGCAATAACAACTTCCTAATAAGAAAGTAAGGGGCTAACATGGCAAAACTCAAAGTAACAAGGGCTGATAACTCAATAACAGAGTATGAAATTACTCCGCTTATCGAGTATGCCTTTGAGCAATACGCCAAGAAGGGCTTTCACAAAGCTCTGATAGAAGACCAGAAGCAGTCAGACGTGTACTGGCTCTGCTGGGAAGCAATTAGGCGTTCGGGTGAAACAGTCAAACCTTTTGGGGAACAGTTCTTAGAGACTCTCAAGTCAGTTGAGGTCTTAGAATCTGACCCTTTAGGGTAGATCGGAACTCCCTCACCTATCTCGCAGCTCGCTTGAGTTACGAGTATGGAGTTCCGTTTCAAACCATCGTAGAACTACCGGCGGTGGCATTTAAGGCACACATAGAAGTCCTAAAAGACATAGCGAAGGAGCGTAGCGATGGCAACAGAAGTCGTAGGCGCTCTTAATCTGCGCAAGGCTCTAAATCAATATGCACCTGACCTTGCAAAAGAATTGACTAAAGAGTTGGGCGCAGTTCTCAAACCCATTGTTCGTGATGCTCGTGGATTTGTTCCTGCTGAGTCTCCAATGTCAGGCTGGGCTCCTCGAGCCTTTTCAGAAGCAAGATTTCCTACATACAATGCTTCTATTATTAAGTCTGGCATTGTCTATAAGACAAGTCCTAGCCAAACCAATAGAGCAGGATTTCGCAACACCGTTAGAATTCAAAATAAGTCCATGATTGGTGCAATCTATGAAACCGCAGGACGCAAGAATGGACAAGGACAAGAATGGGTGGGGCCAAACGCCAGCGGTCTTTCCAAGGGAGTATCGCGTTCCCGTAATCCTTATGCTGGTAATCAATTTATTTCAAACCTTGGCAATCTTTACGGATCAATGAAGGGCAACGACCATCGCATGATGGGACGACTCATCTTTAGAGCTTGGGCAAAAACTCAAGGCAAAGCAAATCTTGCAGTTATTAGGTCTATTGAAAATACAAGTAAGAAATTTAATGAGCGTTCACAGATAGTTGATTTAAGGAGAGCCGCATGAGTAATGTCGCCATTAACATTGCCGCAGAATTTGTTGGCAAAGGAGCATTTGATAAGGCTAACAAGTCAGTAATAGGATTAGAGCGCAGCGTAAAGAAAATGGCTGCCGGCTTAGGTGTTGGCTTAGGACTTTCAGCTTTAACAGCTTTTGGGAAGGCAGCCGTTAAAGCATTTTCCGCTGATGAAGTTTCTGCTCGTCGCCTTGCAACTGCCGTAGATAATCTTGGACTTTCTTTTTCACAAACTCGTGTTACAGACTTTATTGCTAATCTTGAAAAGTCTGCTGGTATTGCAGATGACGTTCTTCGTCCAGCATTACAAGCATTGCTCAATACAACAGGATCATTAACAAAGTCTCAAGAACTATTGAGCAATGCAATCCAAATAAGCCGCGCAAGTGGCATTGACTTGGCTACAGTCTCACAGGATTTGGCCAACGGCTTTGTAGGAATTACTCGAGGATTAAAAAAATACAACACAGGACTCACTCAATCCGAACTTAAAACTAAAGGCTTTAATGAAATTCTAGGCGTTATGCTTGCTAAATCGGCTGGCGCAGCGCAGGATTACTTAACTACTACAGCCTACAAAATGGATGTTCTTACAGTTGCAACGGATAATGCTAAGGAAACAATTGGCAAAGGTTTAATTGATGCGTTTGCCCGCATTGGCGGAGGCACAGAAGCGTCAGACGCGGCAAAGGCTATTGACAATATTGCAAAAGCTACAAGCAATGTCATTGTTGTTTTAGGCACAGCAATTGGGGCAATTGAGAAATTTCGTAAAGGTTACACAAACTTTCTTGCTGGTGGCGATGTTAATACAATTATGGCAGGAACTCAAGGTTCAACTAATCGGTCAAAATCGCCAGCAGGAACAGCAGTCCGCACAGCGCAGCAACGCGCAGCAGAAGCCGTTGCAGCCAAGCGCGCCAAGGAATTAGCAGCTCTTACCACTAAGCAGGTTAAGGCTCAGAAAGACCTCACAGCAGAACAAAAGAAACAAGCCTTGCTTAAGAAGGCTGGTTCAATATTTGACTTAGAACAGATTGGTTTAATTGCAGCTCTTAAAGGTCAATTGTCGGATGAAGATCGTAAGCGTGTATTATTACAGTTGGCTTTATTAACAGGCAACACAACAGAAGCACAAAAGTTAACTTACGAAATAGCCAAGGCACAAGGCTTGGGAGAACATCTCGCTAACTATCTTGCCAGTCTTCCAGACGCTAGAAATCCTTTTGAATCATGGGCTAAATATCTTGACAAACTTGCAGAAAAGGCAGCGGCAATTGCTACAGTCGCAGGACAAAACGTAAATCCAAGCACAAGCAGCATTGGTGTAGTGGATGCTATAACTGGAATCAATACAAGTTACAACGGCAACGCTTATATCCCACCAGGGTTTAGTTTTCCTGGTGGTGGCTTGCCAGCAACCCCGGCTACTAACGTGCCATTCAGTTCTGGTGGATTTACCCCCTACAACGCCGCATCAGTTATCCCAGACATGGCTGCAACTTCAAGCAATTATGGTGGATACGCTCCGGGTCAGTATGGTCAGAACGGCGCAGTCGTGGTTCAGATTGATGGCAAGACCATTGCTACCGCTAACCAGTCCCAATCACTTTCTGGCATCCCTAGCAACGTCAGCCGAGTCAATGGAATGTTCACGGGCTGATGGCATTACCGGCACAGATAGCCGTCTCTTTCGATTACTCAAACGGCGCTACTTTTGGTTATGCAGGGTTCGTAATTGGTGATCCTAAATACGGAATCCTAGGCACTAACACTCTTGGCGATTCCTCGCTTCCAGAGCCAGTTATTGACCTAACGCCAAACGTTTATCAGATTACTATCAATCGTGGTCGCAACCTACAGCGTGATACTTATGAGGCTGGCACTTGTACAGTCCGAGTGCTAGACCCGCTTTCTTATTTTAACCCGCAGAACACAGCTTCTCCTTATTACGGATACCTAGCACCTTTGCGTAAGTTGCGTGTCTCAGCAACCACAGCAACGACTCAGAAGTACTTATTCTCTGGATATGTCACAGATTACACATATACCTATCCGGTCAATCAAGATACTGGCTATGTCGATATTTCATGCACAGATGCTTTCCGTCTATTCCAATTGGCTAATATCTCGACTGTAACTTCTTCTCCAGCAGGACAGACCACCTCTGCTCGAGTCTCAGCAATCCTTAACCAAGTATCTTTTCCTAGTTCTATGCGCACAATTTCAACCGGTCTAAACACCTGTATTGCTGATCCTGGCACAAACAGAACCAGCCTTGCAGCAATCAAGAATGCTGAAATGTCTGAGACCGGAGCGTTTTATATGAACGGCTCTGGAACTGCCGTATTTAAGAACCGCACAGACGTCATGAACTCACTAGCCAAGACTCCTGTGGCATTTAATCAATCTGGTGGCATTCCTTACCGCAACCTTGTTTTTGCATTTGATGACAAGCTCATCATCAATCAAGCCAACTTTGCCCGCGTAGGCGGTTCTACAATCACGGCTACTAACCAAGCCTCAGTAGATAAATATTTTCCGCATACAGTCACCCAGACTGACCTCATAGCCGAGACAGACTCCATCGTTACCGATATTGCCCGAGAATATGTAGCCACTAGAGCGGCAACTACTATCCGTATTGACGAGATGGTTGTGGATTTACTTGATACAGCAGTTCCAACCGACACAATGATTGGTCTGGATTTCTTTGATAATTTGCTTATAACTAACGTTCAACCTAATGGATCAACAATCGTCAAGAACCTTCAATATCAGGGCATCAAATGGGATATCAATGCTCAAAAGATGATGGCTACTATTACAACTCTCGAATCTATAGCCGATGGTTTCGTGGTTGGAAGCTCGTATTACGGTATAATCGGCACTAACACATTGGGATACTAGGAGATATAATGGCATCAGGACTACCAGCAGCGACAGGCGATATCCTTACCGCCGCAA